GGCTTCGAGGTCTACCGCTGCGATTCCACCGGAGCGGCGGATGATGACGGCACATATCTCTACGCAATCGCGACCAGATCTTACACGCAGGTCGGAAGCAACACCTGCACAATGTACTTCGAGTACAAGGAACGCAGCGCATCCACCTGGACACGGCATGCCACGGCCATGCAGGACAACACCGGCATCATCGCCGGCGGCACGCTGGATCCGATCGTCTCCTACAGTACCCGCGTCTATGTGGAAGACAGTCTCGGCGGGACATACGTCTATTATGGCGTTTCGACTTCCGCGGTGGCATTCAACCTCCGGCCGACGGCAGATAGCGGTGCGGCTTTCGGCGGATACGCGGAAGAAGACAAGGTGCTGGAGCTTAAAAACGGATGGAAGCTCCGCGTGGAGGATGATGAACATATCACGGTCTGGGATGGCCAGACGGAGAAAACACTGAAGCAGCTGATAGCAGCCGGAGGCGGAAGCGGCGGCACGTCAGACTATGACCAGCTGAACAACCGGCCGTCGATCAACGGCAACACGCTGACCGGGAACAAGACAGGTGCAAACCTCGGCCTGGAAGATTCGGCAAATAAGGTCACATCGATCAGCAGCGCCAGTACGGACAATCAATATCCGTCGGCGCTGTGTGTTTACACGCTGGTCGGAGACATCGAAACTGCACTGGCTGCGCTGATATAGGGAGCTGATGAAATGAGCATAGCAGATAAGATTACACAGCTGACCAATATCCGTGCAGCCATCCGGACGGCACTGCAGAACAAAGGAATTGCAGCAGCTGCAGCACATAACTTTTCAGATTTCGCAGCAGACATTGCAGCCATTGCAACCGGAGCAAACCTGCAGTCAAAAAGTTTCAGGCCAACGGCAGCGGGAACAACCGTAACGCCCGATTCTGGATATGACGGATTATCCCAGGTGACGGTTGAGGGCGATGCCGATCTGGTAGCAGGAAACATCAAGAGCGGGGTGAACATTTTTGGAGTTACCGGCAGCTACGCGCCGGCATCCGTTAACCTGCAGAGCAAATCTGTCTCCCCGTCGACGTCAGCACAGACTGTCACGCCGGACACCGGATACGATGGCCTTTCATCCGTGGAGGTGGCAGCTGCTCGCCTGCAGACACTGACAGGGAGCAACGCTATCACACCAACGACGCAAGACCAGATCGTCACAAAAACCGATTCGAACTATTACGGGCTGTTCAGCGTGAAAGTGCTGGGAGATGCAAACCTCCTGGCAGCAAACATCAAGAAGGACATTTCTATCTTCGGAGTTACCGGAACTTATGAAGGCGGAGGCAGCCAACCGATTAACGGCTCTCTAATTGAGGTCACATGTTCAAGCAACATCGATGAGGTGACCGCAGAGATAAACGGGAACACATATACCGCTTATGTAGACGCATCTGCTCAGAAAGCCTATGTTACGATCCCGCGCACGGACACAATAGTTGCAAGAACATGCACGCTGAAAGGCTTTTCTAATGGCACTCAGGTGACATCTTCGTATGTCTCAATGGCCATAGGAATCGGCTATTATACAGCGTCGCTGTCCACATCTCAGTATTTGTATAACAGAGGAACATGGTACGGCATAACAAATCCGACGTGGACGTATAGCAACATGAATCCCAAGGACAGAGTCGTACAAGACCAAAATTATATAAACTTTTACAAGGGATTCCAATACTCTACGACATACGAGCTTGACCAAAGATTCGATATGCACGGGTATAAAAACTTTGAAATTCAGTATTCTACCAGCGTAGGCGATAGGTTCAGGATAGGGTCACCTTACGGGAGTTGTGTCAAGATGCAGCAAGGGAGCTATTCCTCTATCGACTGCTTCTTGTCAAAAGGGCAAACTACGCAGGTTACAACAGATGCCTCTACGAACGGAACTGTTTCGTTCAATAACGCAAAGCTTACAGTCTCGCTAACACTGGACGATGTGGACTCTGACGATGAAGGCGCTTTTTCTATTCTATCAATCAAATTCGTCTGACAAGGAGGTAAAACATGGACGGATATCTCAGGCAGTTCACGCTGGACGTGAACGCAGAAAACAATCACCAGCGAATCCCGGCAAAGCAGGGGGATGCGGTCAACCGCCAGCTGGAAATCACCCTCCTGAAGGACGGAGTGGCATTCGAGCCGGCAGGGGTGGCAAGCTACGCTTTCCGGTGCGAGAAGCCCGACGGCACGGCAGTCGTGCTGGAAGGAACTGGATCCGGGGTACCAATCCAGGCAGAGGGCAGCGGGGTATATATCATCACCCTGGCGGACCAGTGTCTCGCGGTGGCCGGCCGGGTGATCTGTGACTTCGCACTGGTGGACGGCAGCGGGAATATCCTTAGCTCGTCCGATTTCATCCTGGACGTCATCCCGATGCCAAACATCGGCAACCTGGTGCCGAGCTCCACCGAGTGGAAGCGGCTGATGGAAGCCATCGAGACGGCGGAGAACTTCTCCGACATTCTGGCCTTCCGGGAAAACAACGGCTGGATCCAGTACACCACCGACAACTCCACATGGGTCAACCTGTGCGAGATTTCGGATATAGTGGTTCCCATTACCACAGCAGAGATCGATGAGCTGTGGCCATAACAGAGAAAGGAGAGAAAAAAGATGGCACTTTCTAATAATGCCGGTTCCGATTCCACAATGCATGGAGAAATCGATTTGCGCTGCAAATCGACGGATCCGAACCCGAATCCGGACGATTATCCTGATGGACAGTCTCTGTTTGAGAAAGACACCTTCAAGGTCTATTTTCTCGACAAGCCTGCCGGTCAGTGGATCCGGAAGAATGGAGAGGTGAGGTAATCATGTTAGATCCTGTAACACTCGCCATAGTTGAGGATATGATCGAAGAAGGCGGTGGAGGCGGCGGTGGAGGTTCCTCCGGTGGCTACAAGGGGAGCGTGGCCACGGCATCCGCTCTCCCAGCGCAAGCAGAAAAAGGTTATATGTACCTCGTCCAAGATGAGGGAGCCTTCTATGTGTACGACAACGGCTGGAAAGCCGTAAAAGAAACAGCTATCACGACAGCCGAAATTGACGCGCTGTGGCCGTGAGGGAAGGAGAAAAAGATAAATGTCTGTATTAGATAAAGACGGGCTGGAATATTTCCAGAAGACGAAATACAACCCGGCAAAATGGAATCCTCGCATGACGCTGCAGGTCGGCCGCGATGAGCACGGTGGCCTGTGGGCCGTCGGCGAAGGCGGCAGCGATTATCCGAAGTACGGCGTCTCTGGCGTCGGTGGATCCAGCACAACGCTGACCAGATTGTGGGACGCAGTCGGAAAGACGGCAACGGCCGGCACCGATCAGGCAGCCGGGGCCTCCGATTTCGATGGGCTTGCTCCATTTGACCGGAAGAAATGCGTCGGCAGTTGGACCGTGGTCAATGGCGTGGCAGTCTTCAATGTCCAGGCATACCAGGGAGACGCGGACTATGCCGAAGACGGAAGCATGGGCGACTATGTTGCTGTCGAGGTTCCTCCGACCTACTGGTATCACGATGAAGAGAGCGGGATCCTGGGCGTTTCCGGTGGTCCGCATGCAGGATGGGAACCGCACCCGGTTTGCGTTGATGGTGATGGCCACGTCAGAGCAAAGACCTATCTGCCGGTTTATGCACTGGCACTGAAGGATGGCCACGCGGTCAGCCTGCCGGGATATCAGAACTATTTCGGCACGTACAAAGGGAACTGGGACCAGGCCAGAACTTATGGCGACGGCACAAGCTTTGCCAATTTCGCAATCATTGAGCCTTCAGCAGTCGACCACTATGAATGGCTGATGCAGACCATTGAGTTCGCAACGCAGAACATGCAGACCGTCATGAACGGCGCTGTCTCCATGAGATATGCAGCGGACAAAATCACAGCAGCACCGGCAGCGAACAAGATCGTCGTGACAGCAGCCATCGGCGACAACTACGTGCTCGGCCAGACCATCTACATCGGAGCGGGTCACGGAGACACTCCGGGAAGCACAGCTGCATATAACTGCATCACAGCAATTGAAAACTGCGATGAGGACGGCACGCTGAACGCATCCGGCACATATCGCCTGATTACATACGACGGAACGGACAGAACGGCATCAATCACACCGGGAACAACCGTCATCGGATCCAGACCGTGGATCACCGGAGCAACCCAGGGCTATGCCTCCGGCGTGCCGGCAGTCCTCGGCCACACCGGATCTCCGGTCAGCAACAGCAACGGCAAATACCCGATGATGTACCGCTGGCGTGAAAACGTCTACGGCAACCAGAACATGACCTGCCTTGATCTGATGGACGTCAGGGTGGAAGTCGGAACTGATCAGTATAAGCTGCAGTGGTACCACAACCCGGACCTGCAGCACCAGGGCGCTGCAAAGTATTATCCGGCTGGAGCGGGAAATCCGAACCTTGCAGATCTGCAGTCAGAAACCAACGGGTGGAAACTCCTCGGCACGGAGACACCGACAGAATCCTACAGAGACGGTTACATCAAAGAGGAAGGTTTCGACGCGGAATATCCGCATGTCAGAGTTCCTGTCCTGACAACAGGAGGATCAGCCACGACATATTATTGCGACTACGCCCTCCTCGTTTCTGGTCTCGTGGTGCGTGCCGTTCGTCGCCGTGGGAACGTGAACAATGGTGCGTCCTCTGGTCCTCGCTACGTCTCCGCGTACTCCGCCCCGTCCCTCGGGTCTTGGTACTACGGGTCGGGCCTTTACTTCGCCCAGCGGGGGTGATTGCCGCGTATGCGGCAGAGGGGGCCGCAGCCCCCTCGTTCTCCCGGCCGCGCAAGCGGCCGACGCATTAAGAAAATATTACGGAATCCGTAATTTTCTTCCAAAAGAATGCGAGGCGAAAATAAACCTGCTATAATCTTCCGCATCCGGGATTGCAGTGCACGCCGTGAAGGGGTTTCCTTTACGCCAACCTCGTTAATGGTAACGTGGTGCGTGCCGTTCGTCGCCGTGGGAACGTGAACAATGGTGCGAACTATGGTCCTCGCTACGTCAACGCGAACAACGCCCCGTCCAACGGGAATTGGAACTACGGGTCGGGCCATTACTCCATCATCCAGTCAATACAACAGCAATCATCGTCTCAAACTGTGCGCTGCTCTCCCGTGGTCTCGAAAGAGATCGAAATACCATCCGACTGGAATCGGCTTGGTAGGACTACAACAGCCTCGAAAGCACCTGCGCCCGGTTTGCAGGTGTCCGGGAGCCGATAGGAGAAAAAGGCATGAAACGTGTCGGTCATTTATGGGAAACGTTCTGCAGCATCGAGACAGCTGAAGCGGCCATAAGATGGGGCACTCAGAATAAACGGCAGGACAGAGTCGTGGTCCGTATCTTCGGATATGCAAAACACGACTCTGACCATCCCGTCGGTTCTCTGGATCCTCAGAAAGTACACGATTATGCCGTCCGCCTGGTAAATGAATTGGAAGAAAACAGGTGGAACCACAAACCGGGAAAACATAGACGGATCCGGTCAAGCGGGAAAGATCGAGAGATCGAGATCGCAAGGCTGAAGGACCACATCGTGCAGTGGATGGCCATGCTGACCATCGAAGATCTGGAAACGCGGAAGATGTACCGGCACAGCTGCGGGAACCTGCCGAAGCGGGGAATCGAGGACGCCAGGGCAACCGTCGAGAGATGGGTGCGCTCCGGTGACTGCAAATTCTTCGTGAAGCTGGACATCCGCCACTTCTACCAAACAGTCAACCTCGACAAGCTGAGCGGCCTGCTGCACCGGCATATTAAAGACAGCCGATTCCTGCAGGTAATGGACCAGATCGTCTATTCTTCAGCCGTGCAGGAAAACCTTTTCACGGATCCACACAATCTGGCCATCGGGTATTATTCCTCGCCGTGGTTTGCAAACATCTATCTTACACCGCTGGACAACTATGTCACCGGCAGCCTATACAAAGAGCGCCGGGGGAAGCGCGTCAAGTGGGTAAAGCATTACCTCCGATATGTCGATGATCTCCTGCTGATGGGAACATCGAAGTCAGATCTGAAGAAGGCAGTGAAGCAGATCATGCGATACTGCCGGGAGCAGCTGGGCGTCGAGATCAAAAACGCCTGGGAGATCTGCCAGATCGGGGAGCTGCTGCCAGCGGATGAAAAAGGCCGGATGAAGATCAAGCCAGGAACGAAACAGGTGGATATCGTCGGGTACACATTCACGACAACCACCACCCGCGTCCGTGCCGGCAATTTCCTGAAAGCCCGACGGCTGGCAAAGAGAATCCACCGGAGACTGGAAGAAAAGGGATATGTGGTCCTGCAGAATGCGCAGGCGATGCTCAGCCGGAACGGCTGGTTTACGCATTCAGATTCAAAGCATTTCAACGAGCTGTATATCACACCATACATCAACATCAAATTCATAAAGGGGATTGTGAGCTATGCGGATAAAAACAGAATTATCGGAAAGACCTCCCGTGTTTACTGTAAGCCGGGAAGGAAACCGGGCAGTTATCATATTCTACACAGACATCAAAGAAATTCAGCGTGAGGACGGAGAAACCGCGTGGGAAGCAGTCTCTTGGACGCTGGAAACCTCATGGCAGGATGATATCGAGGCGCGGATCGGCGCGGACGTTTCTTCCTGGCTGACACTGGCTCAGAACGAGGCCATAAAAATCGCTGCTGCAGAAGTCAGAGCGAAGCGAGACTTGCTGCTTGTCGCATCCGATGCGATGACGCAGCTCGACCGGCTCGGCATGGACCTCCCAGATAAGGTGACGGCAACCACAATGCTGTCCGTCTTCAAGGAAATCCTCACCGCGCTATGGAATATCACAAAGGGCAGCATCGGCCAGTACCGGCAGGCCCTGCGTGATCTTCCGGAGCAGCCAGGATTCCCCTTTGATATCGACTGGCCGAATAAGCCGGAATAAAGGGGAGGCAGCGGGAGAAATGACGATTCCTGAACTGATCGAAACACTGTGCAGAGTAATCGGGGAGCTTGCAGCTCTTACCGATCATCTCGCTATGCGCCTGCTTCAGACCGGAACGATGACGGAGGGAGAAGCAGAGCGAGTGCGGGAGATTCAGAAACGCATCAAGGGGATCGGCATATCACCGCCGGAACAATCGAATAAAGATGACGGAGCTGGTTGATTCTGACCAGCTCCGATTTATTAGGACCGGAAAGAGGGGAGCAACATGATATCAACATTGCACCTTTTGTGGATCGTCCCGGCATGTGTGTTTCTGGGCTTCCTAATCGCGGCCTTAATAGTGGCCGGAGGAGGCCCGTGAAATGATCACAGAGGAAGAAATGGAGATGTTCATCGACGGGATAATAGAGCCGGTCTATGATCCGTCTCCCGCGTTTTATGAGGATAAAAACCAATGAGCGAATTAACAATATACCAGCACCTGAGAGCGGGCGGCCTCTCGCCAGCAGGAGCATGTGCGGTCATGGGGAACATGTTCCAGGAATCAGCCATGCAGCCGAACAATGTGGAAAACCGCTGCACCATAAGCGACAGTGAATACACCAGAGCGGTCGACGATGGAAGAATAAGCCCGGACCAGTTTGTGCATGACAAATTCGGATATGGCCTATGTCAATGGACATTCTGGAGTCGGAAAGCGGAACTATGGAAGATGGCAAACGCCAGACAGGTATCCATAGCAGATGAGGCAATGCAGTGTGATCTATGCCTCACGGAGTTGTCCCGTGATTTTTCAGCGCTTTACCAGCAGCTATGCAGCTGCACAGAGGAAGGGCTGCAGGACGCGACGGAAGCCTTCTGCCGGAAGTTTGAAAATCCGGATCTCGGTGTCGCGCAAATGAGACTCCGATACCAAGCGGCGCTGCAGTTCTATGCGACAGCCGTGAAGATCGAGCAAGCGACAGCAGCGGCCAACAATTGCACCGGAGGCACTACCGGGGACGCCTGTCCGATCAACGTCGGCAATGTCCAGGAAGGAGAACCGTACATGGAGATCGGGGTGCCTCCTCTCAAGAAGGGAAACCGAGGAACGCAGGTGGCCATGCTGCAGGCTGGCCTCAAAGCGATGGGGTACTACAAAGGAATTATCAACCACAGGATTGATGGAGTTTTCGGAGACAACACCGAAAAAGCAGTGCGAGAGATGCAGGCAGCGTGCAACCAGCCCGTGACCGGCATCGTTGATCAGGGCACGTGGCAAGTCATGTTTCTGTGAGGTGATGGAAATGGATGTAGCAGTGAAGGTAGCATTAATCACCGGAATATTCGGATTGCTCGGCAGCGTGCTGGTGGCCGTGATCACGGCAATCAACACAAGGGCGACAGTCACCCACAAGCTGGAAACAGCACAGGCAGTCACCGACACAAAAATTGATGAGCTGACAAGGGAAGTGCGGAAACACAACAATTTTGCAGAGAGAGTCCCGGTCATAGAATCGCAGATGAAAGAGACGGACCGGAGACTATCAGCGCTGGAAAAGAAGGGAGCATAGCACAATGAAAAAAATCGATTGGAAGAACATTCTTGAGCGGGCATGTTGGACATTCCTGGAAGGCTTTCTGGTGGCCTTACCGGCAACCGGAGCCGTCGGCATGGACGGCGCTGCATGGAAGTCGGCGCTGATCGGCGCGGCCATGGCCGGCCTGTCAGCAGTCAAGACACTGATCATTGAGATCATCCAGGCAGCCAAAGAAGAATAGCACAGCAATAAGATGCGGCCTCTACCAGAGAAGACGGTAGGGGCCGCTTTTTTGCGTTTGAGAGAAATCGCGTCAGAATCGATTCTAAGCGCTCTTTTTCAACAGGGGTATAGAAACACGTTCGATGGCACAGAAAAGGCAGGCTCCCACGCCTGCCCGAGGTTTCCGGCCGAATTCAAAGGTTTACCAGCACTCATCCTCCTCTTCATCATATTCAAGATCTTCCGGCCGCCGGAAGCTAAACATGTCAGTCTCATTTTTCGTCTCCCGGAGTTCCGGGTGCGCATCCAGGTAAGAGATGACCATCTGCAGAAGGACTTCGATAGCTGCATCGTAAACGGTGTCGGACTGCATCCCCCACATATCAACAATGATTTTCGTGATATACGGGTCATCAATGTCCATGAGATAACGGGCTGCAGCATTGCAGGTTTCATTCCCGTAGCCAACGCCGATGTGATCTCCGTCATTCCAGTTCCGGTAGTGGAGCCTGCAGGTGGCGCGGATTATTTCGCCGGCCACCGTGTCCGCCTTACCCTCGGCAGGAACAAGCTCATCAAAAAGATCATTAATTCTGGTTTCGAGTTCAGTCATGATATTTCCTCCTGTAAATTATCAGTGCAGCCCTCGTGACCTCCGGGGCGGGCTTTTTGGCTAAGCTACCTTCTCGAACTTGCCGCAATCGCTGTAGTCGCCGATTGCGTGGAACCTGTATTGACCCTTGCCGGCATCCTCGATCCTGTCGCCGAAATCCCGGAGTTTCCAGATCTGAACGATCTCCCCATCCTCCAGAATCTCTGCTTCGTTGTACAGCCGCTTCTCGATCAAGTCATGGGCGGAATACTCAGCTTTCAGGCAGATCGTGCGCTGCATCATCCAGAAGATGCCATCACCCTCTTTTTCGTAGTCCTCCATCAGCTGTCCTTGGATCATTCGCCGCTGGCCTTGGAACTGAATGTAGGAGCCGATCTTGCTGTCCCAGCCCTTTTTGCCTACGTGCTCGATGCAGATAAGAGTTTTCATTGTCATTTCCTCCTTGACATTTTCCCGCCTTTTCTGTATCATGGGGGCCGGTGAGACGGGCCACCGTGCCCCGATTTCCGACTGTCCTGAGCTGTACCGGCCACTACCCGGTATGGCTCATTGTGTTATATAGTCGATGCATTCGGCTATATCTTCAGCTTTCATCCCGTGGGCTTTCAGCCACTTGATGAGCCGGTTGATTAACCGTTTCGCTTTCATTTACCTCACTCCCTCCCGTCTTTCTGTCACTTAGTATACACTATAAAGTGTACATTGTCAAGTAATTTTTTACATTTTCTGATTAAAAACGCAAAAAAGTTTTGACATATTACATTTTTAGGTGTATAATCCAAACCATACCAATCAACTAAAGGGAGGAACGATTTAATGGAAATGACAGCAGGCGAAAAGCTCCGGATTATTATGGACAGGATGAAAATCAGCATGGGCCAGATGGCCGATGGAACCGGCCAATCTCGGCAGAACCTCTCCAACAAAATGAAGCGGGATGATTTCTCGGAGAAAGAGCTCCGGAAGATGGCCGAAGTGCTGGGATGCACAATCAATATCCAGTTCATTGATCCAGATGGGAATGTGATTCTATAAAAAGACAGCGCAGGGAACCGATAAAACGGCCACCTGCGCTGCTTTTGCTATGAGGTGGAAAAGGGGGTTACTTCTCCTCGGGAACGTCGTCCTGGTCGACTTCGGGGTTATATTCGAGCTCCAGCAGATCTTCTACACGGCAGTTCAGCGCCATGCAGATCTTAAACAGATCGCTGAGGGTTATGCGCTCGGCAATCTCGTTATACCACTCGCTGATCGTCGCAGCCCGGACACCAGATTCACGGGAGAGCTTCGCTTGTGTCCACCGTCTTTCGCCGAGACGGGTGGAAAGTTTAATACGGATCATTATAGGTTCCCTCCGAAAGAAAATATATCACAGGTTTGTGCGTCTCGCTTGAATTTGGAAGAAAATTCCAAATACCGGAAGAATCATACGGAATCGGAGGGGCACGACAGGCATAGAAAAGGCCAGACGTACCGAAATACGTCTGGTCTATTGTTTTCCCGTCACACGGGAACGGTGAGCACGAACCCATGAGCAAATATTGAAACAATGGCGGGGTTCGTATAAACGATATAAAGTGGACGTGAAGCGTCACTGTACGAACCCGAAGCCGGGGAGGAATTCTCACATTCGATCTCGTCAAAATCAATCCGGTGTTCCCCGGAAGAATCGAAGTTGAATAAGATCTTCATGTGATCGTCATACAAATAGATTTCCTGGACAAAGGTCCGGATCAGCTGCCGCTGCACCTCCCGGTCCTCGAAATCCATGGTCTTGTACCGTTCCAGGAAGAACCGGACGTGATCCGGAGTTAATCGGAGCAGCACCTTCTCCTGCGAATTGATGGAGGATTCAAGATCCTTTTTTTCGGCCTCCAGTTCGAGCAGGCGGGCCTTTGTGGTTTCGGTGATGATTCCCATTTCAATGGCCTTCATGAGATTAGCGGTGGCCTTCTGGTTTTCCTTCAGCCTCTCCCGCATGGCCTGCAGCACCGAATCCTTCCGGGCGGATTCATAGAACCGGCCGTAAGCCTCCGCTATGGAATCAATCACATCGTCGTTCAGGACATAATCCCGGATGGCATTGATAACCTGCTGCTCGATCTTGTCCCGGACCACGTTCTTCTTTTCGCAGCCGTTCTTCTTCCGGCGGCGTCCCTGGCAGGCATAATAGTAATGGAGCTCCCCGTGCTTGCCGGTTCCGCTGACGCCAACCATGGGCTCCCGGCAGTGGCCACAGAAGAGCTTTCCGGTTAGCATATAGTCGCCGGTGCTGTTCCGGGGCTGCCCGGGGGCGTTTCTTTTCGTTTGCACTTTCCGCTGCACCTCCTCGAATGTTCCACGGTCGATGATTGCGGGAACGCCTCCCTCAATCCGGACGGAGGAATATTTATAGACACCGAGATACATCTCGTTTTTTATCATCGCATGGAAGCTGCTTTTATTCCATTCACGGCCGAGGGCGGTTTTAATTCCTCGCTGGTTCAGATCATTAGCAATGGAGATGAAGGACCAGCCCTCGAGGATCCTGTTGAAGATCTCCCGCACAATTTCCGCCTGGTCCTCCCGGATGACATAGCGCCGATCAGGACCGACAGCATACCCGAACGGAGGCCGAGTGTTTACCAGCGCCTTCTCCGCATTATCCATCAGACCACGCCGGATGTCCTCGGCCATGTTCTCCGAATAAAACTGGTTGACGTTCATCATGTTCCGAAGGGCAAAACGGCCGGCAGCCGTATCGTCGAAATCCTCCTCGACATAGAGGCAGCTGATGCCCTCCTTCATGAGCTCGGCATTGTTGATCATTGCCTCCATCATGTTACGGCCCATCCGGTTTGACTTCCAGGCGATCACGTACTGCCACCGGTGCTTTTTGCTGTCCTTCATCATCCGCTGGAAGGCGGGCCGGTTATCCGTCTTCCCGGAGACAGCAGCGTCGGAATAGGTCTCCACTACCGTCAGCCCTTGCCGCTGGGCGTATTCCTGGCATTTCTGCACCTGCTGCTCTATGGAGACATCCCGCTGCGCATGGGAGGAATACCGGGCATAGATGACAGCATTCTTCCCAGAGCAATCATCGATCTTTTTCTTCATGGTTTATTGATTTTGTCTTCGATGAGGTTTTCAAACAGCAATGCTGTAGCATAGCAATCAGAAAGAGAACGATGTGCGTCATCGCGATAGATCTTGTAATAATCGCAAAGGGTTGTCAGTTTGTAATCTTCAACATCCCAATAATCTACAGAAACCCTCCGTTCTTCTACTTCATCCCAGACGGTGGATCTTGGGCAGGTTAATGTTTGCTTCGCCAGGGCAAGAGTATCAAAATACCGTTTTTTCTCGGGTAGATCAGCACCACACACAAATAAGAATTTGAGATCAAATTCGAGATTATGGCCGACAATATTGCACTTGGAAATGTATGCAGAGAGAGCCTCTGCAACTTCAGAAAACGCTGGTTTATCCTGCACCATATCGTCGGTTATATGATTCACCCTGCTGGCTTCCTCCGGAATTGGCTCACGTGGCCGGAGAAGCGTGGTGAAGCAGGAAACTGGAACAAATCCCTTTTCAAAGCGGATGGCTGAAACCTCAATGATATCATTTCCTGCAGGTCGCAGGCCGGTGGTTTCTGTGTCAATAACTACAAACGGGAAGATGTTATCCAGCACTGTGCGTTTAGAAATGGAGGAATGTGTATATTCGGGAAGGTCAGAAACGTGGCGCCTTGACACTTTCTCGGTGGATAGTGGAATCTCTACACGAGGGATGGAAGCAAGATCGTCGGCGAATAACTGTTTTTTCTGTTCAATGGCAGCCAGTCGTCTGGCTTCCCGCTCCTGCTTTTCTGGATCCTTCTGCCGTTGTGGCTGCTTTTGATGGGATGAAACGTAAGAGGTATGTGTAGAAGCTGGCTTCCGCTTCCGGGAGAACATCAGAATAAGCGCGATGCAGATGACGGCGAAGATAAGCGCATACACTGCATCCGGATCTCCGCTGACCATCGAGACGACACTGGCAGCAGCCATAACAACGAAAAGAATCAGGGAAAACCATTTCAGGATTTTTAGAACAGGTTTCATCGCGGTTTCCTTTCATACGGATATCGTAATTTTGTAACATTTCTGACACTTTTACAAAGAGCTGTGATATAATGCGCTCACTGCCGGCAGGAAAATAGCGGAAAGGGGTATGTTCTTATGAGTGAAGAACAGGCCAGGGCGATCATTGCCCTATTATCCCGTGAGGAGAAGATTCTCCTCAACGAGATGCTAAAAGACCTTGCACAAAAGCGGCAACCTTCGCAATCTCATCCGGCGTCAGAGACATGAGATTTCTTAATAATTCCTCATCAAGCCCGTCCTCTTCGGAGGCGGGCTTTTTTGCGTTTTCCGGAATATTAATGCCAAGCAGGTAATCTCCGGAGACACCCAGCACGGAAGCAATGGCAGATATTTTGATTGGATCCGGCTGACGTTTTCCAGTCTCATATCCGCAGTAGGTGCTCTCTGTGACTCCGATAGCTTCTGCAACCTGGCGCTGCGTCAGTCTGGCGGATTTTCTCGCTTCCCGAAGCTTTTCTTTCAACATTGCATCCACGCTCCTTTTTCGTTTTCCTTATTGTAATAAGAACTTGGCGTTCTGTCAAGAAAATATAAAAAAATACTTGACAACATGGCAGAACGCCACTATTATTACAGTCAAACATGGCGTTACGCCAAGAATGGAGGTGAGATTTACAGTGTATCCGAATTTGATGGGCCAGAAGGCGTACCACAAACTCACGGCGGATGAGATGGGAGCGATTATAGGAGTGTCCAGACAGACCTACGACTCCAAGATGGCATCCGGCAGATTTACGCCTATAGAATGCAAAGCTTTCTGCGAGTATTTCCAGAAGCCGTTTGATTTTCTGTTTGCTACGGATGAAGAAGCAGGAAAGAAGGGAGTTGGTCAGGGTGATTGATCCCAAGCACATCCCGGAGAAAAGCCTCATAGAAATAGCAGCAGCCATACACGGCCCGATGCAGCAATTCTATGAGGACCCGGAGAACCAGAAAGCCTACGAGAAGTGGGCGGCGGAAAGGAGGGAACGAAATGGCAAATAGAGCAGGACGTGGAACAAGAGCTTCCATCCGGAACAACATCAGGCAGCGTGAATATCAGGAAAAAGGCATTGTCATGCTGCCGACACTCCGAGAGGAGAAAAAAGCCAGGAAGAAGGGAGGTGAAAAGAAATGAAATATTACTTCACGTATGGATCCGATGACCGGTTCCCATTCCAGAGCGGATGGACGGAGGTCGAAGCGGAATCCTACGATCAGGCGGTCGATGGCTTCCAGGCATTCCACCCGAACCGTCCCGGCAGCGATTTCATCAACTGCGCCGGAATCTACGGTGAGGAAAGCTTCAGCCGGAAGCGCATGGCCAAAGAGGGAAACTTTGGCAGCAAGTGCGTCGAGCGGATCCGCGTCAGCAACACCAGGAGCACCAAGACCACCGATGAAAATCTCGTCAAGGTGACGGTTTCCACGGTCTATGCCAGAGAGCCGGTCAGGTTCGACGCACTGTCTGAAGCACTGGCCGACTGATAAAAAAAGCGGCCCGTTTCAGCTACCACACAGAAACGAGCCATGGCCAAGAGGAGGAACGAACAACCCTTGATCCAGCGATAATCTACCACAGCGGTGGGTAATTGTCAAATCACGGGGAGGCAGCTCCCCATAATTTTTAAACATTAGGAGATTTTTATGATAGTCAAATGCCAATTTAAACAAGACGAGATAAAGGGCTACGGCGGGCGGATGTACACATACACGACAGATCTCCCGCTCAAGGTCGGAGATATCGTCAGGGTACAGGCCGGAGACGGCGAGGGAATCGCCAGGGTCGCCGTGACCGATGTGCCGGAGCACACCGTCGATGCAAATCTTTTCCGGGTGCTGAAACACGTGATCGGATTCGCTGAATATGAGGACACGCTGTTTAATGACGCAGCGGAACCGGAAGAAACCACAGCGGTGGCCACAACGGAGATCCCGGCTGACATTATCGTCATCCAGCAGCTGCCGGTGCTCGAAGAACACATCCGGTCGCTGAAGCCCATCATAGAGGGGAAAGTCGATGAGGCCATGTCGCTGGCGGTGACAGAGGACACTGCAGCGGCCGTCCGGAAAGTGCGTGCAGCTCTCAATAAGGACTGCGACAGCTTCAAGAAAAGCGTGCGAGAGGTTATCGATGCGGTCTCGGCTCCGCTGATCCCGATCAAGGAAGCCCGCGACGAAATTCTGAAGATCTATGAGAAGGCGGACAAAGATCTGGCCATTAAGATCAACACAGTGGATGACGGCGTGAAGGATGAGAAGCGGAAGCAGCTGCAGGCATTCTATGAAGAATACCGGAAGAGCAAAAGCCTCGACACAGAAGAAATGGCCGACTTCAGCCGGTTCCCCGGAGGCAGCGCCATCCGGAAGAGCGACAGCATCACGGCACTGAAGAAGAAGGCGGAAGAACACCTGAACAAAATCGAAGGTGATCTGATCGCCATCGGCAGCGGGAGATATCCGGATGAGATTCTGGTGGAATACCGGAGACTCGGAGATCTCGCCAGGGCAACGGCCAACGTCAATGAACGGCACCGGCTGGCCGAAGAACAAAGAGCGAGACGGGAAGCAGCTGCGGCCGAGAAGGCCGAGCGGGAAGCCCGGGAGCGGGAAACCCGGGAAAAGGTGGAAGCAGCACTCCGGAACGCCGAACCGCTGGCGCCACCGAAGCCAGCAGAAGCACCGGCAGCGAAACCTGCTAAGGATCCCAACCAGATACTCACCCTCGCATTCCGGGTGACGGCACCCAGATTCAAACTCATTGAGCTAAAGAAATTTTTAGATAACGGAGGATATCAGTATGAATGATCTCAATGTTTTCAACGGCAACAACCAGCGGCAGGAAATGAGCGTGGCCAGCGCAGCCACGGCGATAGCAGCCACGAAGCAGGCACAGGAGGTGCAGGCGAGAATGGTGGTGGCAAAGAAATTCCCGAGGGATGAAGCGGCAGCCATGAACCGGATCCTGAAATCCTGCCAGCGCACGACACTCGCAGAATCCGCCATGTATTCCTACCCGCGAGGCGGGCAGGAGGTCACCGGCCCGAGCATCCGCCTTGCTGAGTGCCTCGCCCAGAACTGGGGCAACATCGAATTCGGGTACACCGAGCTGGAGCGGAAGCAGGGCGAGAGCACCATCGAGGCATACGCCTGGGATCTGGAAACCAACACCAGACAGAGCAAGGTGTTTACGGTGAAGCACCAGCGGGATAAAAAAGGCGGGTCTCAGGAACTGACGGAATCCCGAGACATATATGAGCTCATCGCCAACCAGGCGTCCAGAAGGGTGAGGTCCTGCGTGCTGGCCATCATCCCCGGGGACGTGATCGATGCCGCAATCCAGCAGTGCGAGATCACGCTGAAGGGTGGAGCGATGAACAACGGCGGCTCACTTGATGAGCTGATCACTGACATGATTCTGCATTTCGCAAATTACGGCGTGACGGAGGAAATGCTGAGCGCCTACGTCGGCAAGAGCATCGAAGCCTTCAACGAAAAAGACGTGGTCAAGCTGCGGAAGGTCTACACCAGCCTGAAAGACGGCATCGTCGGCAACGATTACTTCATCAACCGGATGAAGGACAGTGCAGCCGAGCTGCAGCAGAAGCAAGAGGAATCTGTCAAGGCCATTGACGGAAAAGTTGACGAAAAGGAGCGGAAAGTTGAAGGAAAGTCGAGGAAAGCCGAGGAAAGCGAAGGAAAAGACAGCGAAAGCCAGGAGGCTATAGGATTCGATGACCTATAACATTATCGGCAGCGGCAGCACCGGAAACGGCACAATCGTGTTTGACCATATTCTGATTGACTGCGGACTGCCGTTCACCAAGATCGCACCTTATGCGAAGGAGATCCAGCTGGTTCTCCTTACGCATAAGCACGGCGACCACTTCAACCCGAGCACGGTCAGAACGCTGCACAAATGGCGGCCGACAATACGGTGGGCCTGCTGCGAGTGGATGGTCCCGCTCCTGGTGGAAGCCGGTGTGGACGCGCTGCACATCGACGTGGTGGAACCGGATAAGCAAGGATATGACTACGGCCTGTTTGCCGTCGCGCCGTTCACGGTTCCTCACAACGTACCGAACTGCGGCTGGAAAATCTACCACACAATAATCGCCCGTGGTCATGGAGGATACAAGGTAGAAAAACTGTTCTATGCGACGGACGCCAGCAACCTGGACGGAATCACTGCAAAGGACTTCGACCTGTACATGATCGAGTGCAACCACCGGGAAGATGAGATCAAGGAGCGAATCGCAGCGAAAGAGGCGGCCGGAGAGTACGCATACGAAGTGAATGCGGCCGAAAACCATCTTAGCTGGGAGCAGGCGATGGAGTGGCTACAGGAAAACGGACCACACAGCACATTCATACCAATGCATCAGCATAAAGACAAGGGGTGAAAGACAATGGCAGAGAGACGGATGTTCTCACAGAAGATTGTAGAAAGCGACGCATTCACAGACATGCCGCTTTCTGCCCAGGCGCTCTATTTTCACCTGAACATGAATGCAGACGATGATGGCTTTGTAAATAGCCCAAAGAAGATCGCCCGTTCAGTCGGAGCCTCAGAAAAGGACCTGAAGACACTGATCGAAAAAAGGTTTTTGATTGCCTTTCCTTCCCGCGTCGTGGTCATAAAACACTGGCTGATGCACAATTATATCCGTCCTGATCGCTACAAGAAAACGGAGTATCAAGAAGAATTTTCGCAGCTTTACATCAAACCGAACAAGGCATACACAGAAAACCCGGAACATGCGAACGGCGAAAAGCCGCAGAATTCTGCGAAAAATCAAGATTCTTCCGGATCCGAAATGGACGCAAATGGTCTACCAAATGACAACCAAATGCCTACCAAATGTCTACCAAATGTCTACCAAATGCGTCCACAGGATAGGTTAGGTAAGGATATAGATAATATTATAGATACTACGCGCGCGCGTGCGCGTGCGCGCGATGGAGAAAAAACAGATTTTGATGTTTTTGAACCGCCGACGCTGGAAGAGATCACGGAATACTGCAGTGAGCGGGTAAGCCCGGTGGATCCGAAACGGTTCTTTGATTACTACAATGCCAGGGGATGGATAGATTCACAAGGGAATCCCGTCACCGAATGGCGATCAAGAATAATCGCATGGGAGGATTCCCCGATAGAAATCAAGAAACCGAAAACCAGCCGGAAAAAGAAACCACAAGAGCGGCGACCTTTTGAACCGACGAATTTTGAAGAACTGGAGGAATTATCATGATAATTGAGATCAATCTCCTCACCGTGGCCATAGTGGTGTGCGTGATCGGCGTGATTGCGCTGGGGACGTACATCACCCGGGAGATTCTCCGGGACGGAGATGAGCACTATGATCCCCGGTGGATGGACCGCGAGAAGTGGGAGGAAAGCAGATGAAAACGCTGATAGAGCGGGAGCCGCTTCTCGCAGCGCTGAAGAAAAGCAGCCTGCGGGATAAGGCCGACGTGCAGGAACTGGTGTATTCAGCGCCGGTGGTCAAATTCCCGCAGCTGGAGTGTGAAGGCTTCATCATGTTCCAGGGAAAGATGAAAATCAAACCGCCTCATCCGCAATTCAAACCGTATGAGCTCGAAGGGGTGTGGCTCTACAAGCCGGACATGCAGTGCTGGTATTGCAACGGCCACAGCTTCCCAGCATCCATCTGCAGGAGGGTGAAATGATGCCTGCAGCAGCAGTGAAAAGAGCACCGCAGAAGAAACCGGATCCGAAACGGCAGGAACAAGGTCGGCAGAACCGGGCCGAAGGTAAGGAATTCGAAAAGCGGATTGATGAGGCTTTCGCCTATTGCAAGTCGAAGGGCTCCGCGCAGATCGACAAGACACCGGAGCCGACAAAGGTGATCAAGCGCCTGGAAGGCGGGAAGTTTATTGCCGTCTTCGATAAGAAGGCGCAGCCAGACTACAGCGGCACGCTGAAGGGCGGACGGTCGGTGATGTTCGAGGCCAAATTTACCACCAGCGACAGGATCACGGCCGAGCGGGTAACGGACACCCAGGCGGACTATCTGGCCAAAGCGGCAGCACTGGGAGCACACTGCTACATCCTCGCCGGTTTCTCCACCGGGAACGTGTACAAAATCCCGTGGGAGATCTGGTCGGAAATGAAAAGCTATTTCGGCCGGAAATACGTGCAGGAGGCAGACCTGAAGCAATACCAGGTCAACGCCGGATGGCACGGAATGCTGATGATCATCTGAGAAAAAACATCATTAAAACGCGCATTTATTGCGAAATATGTGCAAATTTAGAAAGGAACTGACAAAAAATGAGTGAAAAAGACAAATTCGAAGGCCAGAAGAAAAAACTGGACGGACTCTGTGAAGAACACAACCTATCATACCGGTTGGAATTAAACAAATATCCCATGACGCTGACGCTGCGGCCGCTGCAGGGCATGTTTGAGCAGCTCTCCATGCTGGATTCAGCCGATAACGGCGCGGACAGAATCAGCCAGGATGCATACCTGATGTTCTGGCAGCGGGACGGAGAATATGGAACCAAGACCTTCGGCACCTTCACGATCAACGAGGCCCTCATGGGGAAATTCCGGAATGTCTTCAAAAAGCTGGAGTTCTTCTATTGCCAATTCTTCCGGAGGGAGTGCATCGAAACCGGCGCCATCCGGAACGGGCTCATGCCGGAGATTGATGAAGAACAAGCCGAGCAGGAGGCAGAACCAACCGAGGAAGAGGCTGCAGATCTGGCCGATGAGGTAGGGGAAGAGGACAGCACTCCGGATGAAGATCTGATCACGGCAGCCACGCAGCTGGTCAGAACGGAGAACACATGCAGCTCCAACCTGCTGCGGAAGAAGCTGAAAATCGGCTATTCGAAAGCACTCCACCTGATGGACCTGCTGGAGCAGCGGGGAATCGTTGGACCGTTCCAGGGCAGTGCGCCGAGAGAGGTGCTGCCTTACGATCTGCCGGATGACGGGGAGACGGAGGCATAAACGGTGGGAACTGTAGACCTTCTGGTAACCACGGCACAGAAGTTCATAGGGCAGCCGCTGAAAAGCCTATACAAGAAACACAGTTACTCGAGGAAGAGCTTCGTGCTCTTCCTTGAGAACGGAGACGGATCCGGGAGGCAGCGCATCGGAGAAGATCTGAACCTCTCCCTGCTGATTGTGAAGCACCGAAAATATGTTGATTTTCCGATTGCCTCCATCTCCCGGTATGATGATGAAATCCACGTGGTGGTGAACCCGCCGGAGGAGGATAGTTAATGGATAGATTAAAATCATGCCCCTTCTGCGGAAATCCGATGAACGGATACCCAGATTTCACGATTTCATTCAAGCGTGACAGACGGAAAAGATTTGGCATTTATTTTGAGATCTGCAAGATCCAATGCAACAGATGCTCATGCACGATTTCACAAGCGGGGGCTGGCAGAGAAGAAGCGGAAAAGAACGCGCGTCATCTTTGGAATGAGAGGGCAGAAACATGAAACTCAAATGCAGCTGGAAAAGATACTGGGACGGTCTCATGGATGCCAAAACGATAGAAATACCCGTTTGCCCGAGCTGCAATGAACCGCTTTATGATACAGACCAGTGCGTTTACTGCGGACAGGAGATCGACCAGGACGACGAGAGACTGCAGAAATGGCTGGAGCCGCCGGAGGTGAAAACAATGGTGTGCTTCGAGTGTGGCGGCACAATGAAATATATCGAGAGCAAAATCACCGGCCACAAGCACGGAAAGTGCCGTGACTGCGGGCTGACGTTTATGGAATGAGGTGAAATACGGTGAGACAACTACAAAAAAATCCGGACGATTGCGGAAACTGTAAGCACTGGCATGAGTGGCCTAAAGAAAAACAGATGAGCAAGATTCGTTGTGGCGATTGCGACAAGATCAGGGAAGGTGCCCCTTTTGAATGGACGGACAGGCATGGCAAAAATCATATTACACCTTACGCCGGCTGGTCTTTTGAAGATGAGAACTACAATGATGACTTTCGCTGTTTTGAACCGGCTGAGGAATAGCGCATGGCACAGTGTAAGAAATGCGGCGCTCCGATCGTCTGGATCCAGACGCCGGAAAAGAAGTGGATGCCATGCGATGAGGGCCTCGTTCCGTATAAGCAGGATGAAGACGGAGAGGATTATGTTGTCACCGACAGGGGAGAGCTGATCCATTGCACGTTTGAGTTTGAATGCCTGCCAACCGGCGCGGCCAGAATTCCACACTGGGCGACATGCCCGTTTGCAAAGGATTTTAAACGGCAAACGTGATTAATCAGTATGCTCAGCGGCAGGAAATTTAAATTGTACTGAAAGAAGGAGGATCTCCATAAAAGCTTGTTTACGTCGTGTGTAAATTTTCTCCTTTGCATACGCGAATGTTCAAAATATGCTCATCCTGCCGCTTTTTGCAGAAGGCACCGGCAAGGATCCACCGGTGCCTTTTTTGGAGAGAAACCGAAAATGGAATTTGATATTTATGACATATTGCAGGAACCAGAAGGAAACTGGATCGTCACTAAGAACGGTGAGTTCTTCCTGAACGTCAGTGGAGGAAAGGCCGAGGCGGAAAGAATCGCCCAGGTACTGAGGGAGGAGGAAGGCAGGGCACATGCCGAAGTACAGCCGGGAAAGCACGTGGAGAGACACGCAGGAAAGAATAGATAGGTGTCTGAGCTGCGAGCTGGAAGAGTGCGTCAACTGCCTAAGCAACGGAGGCCGGAAGAATGTCAAGCCAAGGAAAAGAAAGGCCGCTGCCGATCAGAAGCATGAAGAAACCGTGCATGAACTGCCCGAAGCGGCACTATAAATGCCACTCTCACTGCCCGGATTACGCTGATTTCCTGGCAGACGTAGAGGCCAATAAAAAGAAAATGCGGGAGACGGATCCCGTGGAAGTCTATATCGAAAAGAAAAAGAAGCAGAAAGAGATTCTGCGGAAGGAGTACGAAAATGAGTAAAAACCAATACTATGTCGAAGACGTGATCAAAAGCCTGCGGATCTGCAGCGGAGAGGGCGACGGATGTGAAGGCTGCTATTTTCATGATTCCGGAGTGGAGTGCTTCAACGGCAATAAACTGCTGATGGAAGCGGCTGACACGCTGGAAGAGCTCTGGAAGGAGATCCAATCGAAATGATATGCTTTGAATTGACAACCGAGACACCGGAGGAAATGATAACCCTTCTGCGAGGGCTGAATTTGGAGGTAACTAAGAATGAACCCGTGTACAAAGTGCAGAAACCGACAATCCTGCGACCGGAAGACGTGCAAACCGAGGAAGGACTGGGAGAGGCACCTGAAAAATATGCGTTCCAGCAAGGGGATGAAGTAAGAAACAGCATGTATGGTACTGGATTTGTTTTCAGCAAGGCTTCATGCCGTGGCAGCTATATCGTCATGTTTACAGATAGGGTGGCTATTGTTCCGACATGGCAGCTGGAAAAAACCGGTAGACGCCTTGATTTTTCACAGCTTGATTCGGACAACATAAAGCATGGAGGCACAGAATGAGAGTTCTGACACTCTGCCCGCAGTGCCGTGCCCTCCTGGAATCGGCCTATGATGTAAAGACCTATTACTATGAGAAGGCCACCACGCAACCGGAACCGAAGTGCCAGAACTGCAAGAAGGCCCGGGCGGACATGCAGATGTTCATCATCGAAAAGAAAAGGAAATGACCATGGCAGCCATGAACAAATACCCATATGAGCAGAGGGTAAAAACCTACCTGGAAGCGATACACACCTTCGGAGAAGAGTATCAGGAAGAGGTGGCCGTCGAAGAAATGGCCGAGCTCACGAAGGAGATCTGTAAGAACTGGCGAGGCAAAGACAACCGTGCAGCCATCGCCGAGGAGATCGCCGATGTGACCATTATGCTGGAGCAGCTCCGGATTATCTTTGACGTGAATGCTGCGGTGTGTGACTATATGGATTCGAAAATAGAAAGGCTGCACATGCGGATTCAGGAACACTTGTACCGAGCTCAGTAAATCGGTATAATTGCTTAGGAGAGGAAGGAGGATAGGCGTCCATGACACTCCAGCGGCTGAATGAACATCTGAATATGGTCCTGGAGCTGCAGGGAGCGGAAGAACGCCTGTCCTCCATGAGAAGCCAGATTCTTAGTGCGGTGAATTATGACGGAATGCCGCACGGGCACGAAGTCTCCCGAAATACCGAGAATCTGGCCATTCTCCTGCAGAACCAGATCGATGATGTAAACAGGCTCAGTCGTATGGTCGAAAGCTCAGAGCGGGAAATCCGGGAATTCGTCGAATCGATAGAGGACAACCGCACCAAGGTAATTTTTAACCTCCGGTTTCTGTGCGGGTTCAAATGGGAGGCCGTAGGTCGGATGCTTGGAAAAGGGATAAGTGCAGATGCAGTAAGATCTGTTTGCATGAGATATCTTTCCAAAGAACGTGAAAACGACGGATTACACTCGATTACGAACTTAAACGACGGTTTACACCCGCAATAGAGATGTGATATTACTATAATCGAAAAATACGGATCAATTGAGAGCTGCATGTCGCCGCATGCGGCTCTCCCTCTTTATGGGGCAGGTTTCCTCCCATCGAAATAGACGAAAACAACGTCATTCAACAGGAGGAACAACAGTGGAAAAACAATTGATTCGCATCAAGGTCTCCGATCTGGTACCGTACTACCGAAACCCGAGGAAAATTCCACAGGAGGCTGTGGATGATGTGCGTGAGAGTTTCCGGCAGTGCGGCGTGATAGATCCCATCGAAATCGACGAAAACAACGTCATTCTGTCCGGGCATTCCAGAAGGCTGGCAGCCATCGCAGAAGGTATCGAAGAAGTGGACGCGCTCCGGATCACCGGCCTGCAGGAAAAGACAAAGCGCAAATATCGCCTCCTCGCCAATAAGGCCGGCGAGAAAACCGGCTGGGATTATGAGATCCTCGCCGAGGAAATCGACGATCTGGACTTTGAGGGCTACGACTTCGAGTGGGACATCCCGGAGGAAGAAGACGCACAGGAAGCCCAGGAAGATGAGTACGACGTCAATCCTCCGGTGGTGCCGAAGGCGAAGCCGGGAGATATCTACCGACTCGGCATGCATCGCCTGATGTGTGGATCCAGCACGGATCCGGAGCAGGTGAAGGCGCTCATGGACGGCATCACGGCTGATCTTCTCCTTACGGATCCTCCTTATGGGGTGGAGTACGTCGGCGGAACCGGAATGATGATCGAAAACGACAACCTCTCCGGTGATGAATTCCTATACTTCCTGCGGGATGCTTTCAGCGCTGCCAATCAGGCCATGCGGCCTGGGGCAGCGTTTTACATATGGCATGCAGACTCCGGAGGCGCCATCTTCCGGAACGCCTGCAGCCAGGTCGGATGGAAGGTAAGGCAATGCCTGATCTGGGTAAAGAATTCGTTCGTGATGGGGCGGCAGGATTACCAGTGGAAGCATGAACCGTGCCTCTATGGATGGAAGGACGGAGCTGCACATTACTTCACCAGCGACAGGACACAAGCCACGGTGAAGGATGATAACATAGATCTCCGGAAGCTGAAGAAGGATGAAATGCTGCAGATGCTGCAGGAGATCTTCAGCGAGAAGAATCCAACGACAGTAATCTATGAGGACAAGCCGCTTGCTAATGATGTGCATCCTACCATGAAGCCCGTGAGGCTGATGGCACGGCTGGTGGCCAATAGCACACGGAAGCGGGAGACAGTGCTCGACCTCTTCGGAGGCAGCGGCAGCACACTCATCGCATGTGAGCAACTGGACCGGCGCTGCTGCATGATGGAACTGGATCCGAAGTACGTGGATGTCATCATCGACAGATGGGAGAAGTTCACCGGAAAGAAAGCAGAGAAGATCAATGAATCTGGAAACGTTCTATAAATCCAAAGCGTGGGATATTAAACGCAGAGCCGTCCTCCGACGCGATGGATATCTATGTCAGGAGTGCAAAAGGTACGGCAGGAACCGAGAAGCGCAGACGGTGCACCACATCGTCCACCTGGAAGATGATCCATCCCTCGCACTGGATGAAAAAAATCTTATTTCCCTATGCAATGCCTGCCACAACAAAGCGCATCCGGAGAAGGGCGGCCGGTTATTTTGACAGACTCCCCCCGGGTCGGCCGGGCATTTCCGGCCAACACTTGGAA